AGTTGTATTAGAGAACCAAGAAAAAGCGATGAGAGAAGATAACCTAATGGAGGCAGCGCCTACCAACAATGTTTCAGCTGGAAACATCGGTGGTGGTGTTAATGCTGGTTGGGATCCAATCTTAATATCACTTGTTCGTAGGGCTCTACCTAATATGATTGCTTACGATATCTGTGGCGTTCAGCCGATGACTGGTCCAACTGGACTAATCTTCGCTATGCGTTCTAGGTATACATCACAATCTGGCGATGAGGCTTTATTTAATGAAGCTGATACAGACCACGCTGCGAATGACGCTGCTGGAGATTTAAATACTCCAGGAACTGGTTTTGCTGCGACTAACCCCGCTGCTCTTAATGACTCACCTGCAGGTACTTACTCTACTGGAGTTGGTATGTCTACTGCACAGGCTGAGGCACTTGGAGACGCTGCTGCAAACGCATTTGCTGAAATGGCGTTCTCAATCGATAAAGTAACCGTGACTGCTAAGTCTCGTGCTTTAAAGGCTGAGTACACAATGGAACTTGCTCAAGACTTAAAAGCAATCCATGGTCTAGACGCTGAAACAGAACTTGCAAACATTTTATCTACTGAAATTCTTGCAGAGATCAACCGTGAAGTAGTTAGAACTATTTACTTAGTTGCTAACAAAGGTGCTGAAGTAAACACAACAACTGCTGGTGTGTTTGATTTAGATACTGACTCAAACGGTCGTTGGTCTGTTGAGAAGTTCAAAGGTTTAATGTTCCAACTCGAAAGAGACGCAAACGCTATCGGTCAAAAAACAAGAAGAGGAAAAGGTAATATCATCATTACATCTGCTGATGTTGCTTCTGCCCTTCAAATGGCTGGTATACTTGACTATACTCCTGCACTAAACAACTCACTAAATGTTGACGATACTGCAAATACTTTTGCTGGTGTTCTTAACGGAAGATTTAAAGTTTATGTTGATCCATATGCTGCAAATGTTTCTGCTAGTCAATACTATGTGGTTGGTTATAAAGGTTCTTCACCTTATGACGCTGGATTATTCTATTGCCCTTATGTACCATTACAAATGGTAAGAGCAGTTGGTCAAGATACATTCCAACCAAAAATTGGATTTAAGACTAGATACGGAATGGTTCAAAACCCATTTGCTAACACTGCTGCTGATGGTAGTATTGATGTAACCGCACCTGCGGCTGCAAATCAAAACTTCTATTACAGAAGAGTTAAAGTTGCTAACTTGATGTAATCTCGTTAGTTGCTTTTGCAACAAAAAATTAAGGGGGGTCTTCGGGCTCCCCTTTTTTTTACGGTTATAAATAATAGTATGAACATCAAAGAAAATCTATTTCTAGGTTTAGTCCTCTCTAAGAATGTAATCTTTAAAACTAAAAGATGGTATCAAAGTCTTAGAAGTGGCGACAACAAACTCACAAAACATAAGGCATATAATGCTGTTATGCCTAGTCATTTTACACCAATGATAGATGAGAATAGATACGATACTAGATCAACAGATTTTGACAGAATAATAAGTCAAACACACAAACATTTTTGGGATCCTAATGATACAAAGTATATTGATTACAATGTAGATTTTGATATGAAAAAAGATTACTTGGTAGACCCTAGAGTATTCTGTATGGAATTACAAGTACCTACGATTGCAGATAAACTTACAGAAAAACAAAAGATTAAACTTGCAAACGAATCATTCGGTTGGGTACTATCACAAATATTACATGGAGAACAAGGTGCTATGTCTCTTAGTGCCAGTCTATGTCATATACTAAAAGACCCAGGTGCTCAAGAGTATGCAGCCAATCAGACTAGAGAAGAGGCTCGCCATGTTCTTGCATTTCATCAATACATTAAAAAACGCTGGGGTAAAGTATATAAAGTAGGCGACACACTCGGTAGAGTATTAGATGATGTTGTATCAAGTGATGTTGTATGGAAAAAAATTATAGGTATGCAAATACTTATCGAAGGTCTTGCTATGGGAGCATTTTCTATGGCTCACGCAGATACTAAAGACCCACTACTAAAAAAACTATTACAATTAGTGATGTCTGATGAGGCATTTCATCATAAGTTTGGTAAGATATGGGCAGATCGTACCGTTCCTGAACTAAATAGTAGTGAACATATTAAAGTAGAAGATTGGTCAGAAAAAATATTTTTAGAACTAATCTTTAATCTTGCTAACCCTAGAGAGAAACAAGATATATACGAAACAGTTGGGTTGGACTGGAAATGGGTACTAGAAGAGTCTCAAAAACATTTTGATTTATATGAGACTGTACGAACTGAAATGAAAAATCCCAATAACATATTTAGAGTCTTAGTTAAAACATTATTAAATGCTCACATTATTACAAAGAGAACTAAAAAAACTTATGCAAACTTTGTAAATATGCGAGAACTAAAAGATGAAGGTGATGAATTTAAACCAGCGGAAGAGATTGCTGAACTCGGTATAAAACAATTACAGAAAATTAATAAGGCGGCATAATGGTAGAAACAAGAACTATTAATAGACAACCAACTAAACTAGACTACTCGGCACAGACTCAGTTTAGATTGTTAATAAACTATTTACCACTAACAGAATACTTTTGTCAGTCTGTTAATATACCAGGATTATCATTGGGTACAACTACTGTACCAACATCAATGTATGACTATCCAGTGCCTGGTGATAAAATAACTTTTGATCCATTAAATATATCATTCTTAGTAGATGAAAATTTAAATAACTTTAATGAATTGCACCAATGGATATCACGCTTAGGTTTTGCAGAATCCCACGATGAATTTGCAACCCTATTGGCGTCTGGTAATCCTCCGCAGGCCAAACCATCCACTACTGATTCGGTTACTGCTCCTGTGCCTGAACAAGGAACTTATTCAGACGCCACAATATCAATACTCAATAGTAAAAACATAGTAAAAACTGAAATAAGATTTAAAAATATTTATCCAACAAGTATATCTAGTTTAGATTATAATGTCGGTGGTACAGATGTGGACTATGTTGTTTGTACTGCAAGTTTTAATTATCTTGGATATACAATAAATCAAATAAGTACAACATAACCCTTGACTTTTCACCAAAAAGGTGATATAATATTATTATGACATTAGACGAAATACAGGCTCAAGCCGACAAAGATTTAGTTATTGATGATACTGAATTAGATACTGAATCTTTAAAGACACCAATCTTACATAACAAATATCTACAATACTATAATAAGTTTAACTTACTATTGAAGAAATCTCAATGGGAAGAAAAGACTTTACAACGAGAGAAGTGGGAATATTATACAGGCAAATCTGATCCTGAAGTATATAAAGAAAAACCATTTGATTTAAAAGTATTAAAGGCAGATGTACACTACTATATTAATGCTGACGAAGATTTACAAAAGGTACAGGCCAAAATGGCATATCAAGAGGCAATAGTAAACTATCTAGAACAGGTATTAAGAATGATAAACAATAGATCGTTTACAATAAAGAACGCAATCGAGTGGAGAAGATTTACTAGTGGCGCTTTATGACCCTAATAGTTGAGAAAAAGAATGATGTCTATTTAACAATAGACGCTGAACCTAATGTTGCAAGAGAACTATCTGAATTTTTTACATTCGAAGTTCCTGGATTTAAGTTTATGCCTGCCTATCGTAATAGAGTATGGGATGGTAAGATCAGATTGTTTTCTCAAAAGACAAAAGAAATGTATTTGGGATTGTACCCATACATAAAACAATATGCTGAAGAACGAGACCTACCAATAGTTGCTGGCCCAGGGGTGGGGGTTATCAATAAAACAGATAGAGATATAGTAGAAAAGTTTTGTAATAATTTAGGTCAGAAATTTGAAGCTAGAGATTATCAAATTGACGCTGTACACACAGCATTAAAATTCAATAGAACATTATTAGTTAGTCCGACTGCAAGTGGTAAATCATTTATAATCTATTCCCTTCTTAGATACTATGCTCACTTATTAAAAGACGAAAAGAAAAATCGTGTACTGATTATTGTACCTACAACCTCACTCGTAGAGCAGATGTATGGCGATTTTAAGTCGTATGGATATAATGTTGTAAAGAATGTGGACCGAATATATGCTAAGTATGACAAGATGACAACCAAAAAGATCGTGGTGAGTACTTGGCAAAGTATATATAATATGTCAAACGAATTTTTTTCTGATTTTGGGGCGGTGTTCGGAGATGAGGCTCACTTATTTAAGAGTAAATCATTAACGACCATTATGACTAAACTTGCTAATTGTAAGTACAGGATAGGTCTGACTGGGACACTCGATGGTACATTAACACATAAGTTAGTATTAGAAGGTTTGTTTGGTATTGCAAATAAGGTTACGACAACAAAAGATTTAATTGAAAGAAAACAAGTTGCCAACCTAACTATAAGATGTTTAATTTTAAAACACAAGAAAGAAGATAGTAAGTATCTATATGACAAAAGTTATCAAGAAGAAATTGAATACATTGTCGGGTCACCGGTTCGAAATAATTTCATTCGTAATCTGTGCCTTCGAGCTACTGGTAATACACTCTGCCTTTACCAATTAGTAGAGAAGCACGGCGAGATACTATATAATCTAATAAAGGACAAAGTAAAAGATGACCGCAAAGTCTTTTTTATACATGGTGGCGTATCCGCTGCTGAACGGGAAGAAGTTAGGGCAATTACTGAAAAAGAAAATGACGCAATTATTATCGCTAGTTATGGAACTTTCTCCACTGGTATTAATATTAGGAATTTACACAATGTTGTATTCGCAAGTCCTAGTAAATCTCGTATAAGAAATCTACAATCTATTGGTCGTGGGCTAAGGCTCGGCGACTCTAAAACTCACGCTAAACTTTACGATATATCAGATGATCTCACTCACAATGAGAGGATGAATTATACTCTTAAACATTTTGAGGAGAGAGTAAAGATATATAACGAAGAACAATTTGAATATGAGATACATAATGTCGAAATTTGAAATAATAGATAATTTTTTATCTGAAGAAGATTGGCAAAAACAATACGATTTATTTTTTTGTCCTAAACATACTATAAAATGGAATTTTCACGAAGTAAAACATCAACCTGATTCTTATTTCTTTCAATATATGTTTCAAAACCATAGAGTATATGGTAATGATGAATCTGTTTTTATTTCACCTATGAATAATGCTTCAAAAGACCACATAGAACATTATGATATAGCTTTAGAACCTATACTTAGACACTATCCTCATAAAGAATTATTAAGCGCTAGAACTAATTTGTTTACTAGAATGTCTAATAATTTTTCTTTTGAGAAACCTGATCCACACGGTGTTGGCTTGCATACAGATCATGGTAGCGAGTTTGATTACTTAACTATGATATATTATATTAATACAACAAATGGTGGAACTTATTTTGCTAATGGCGAAGGGTCTATACAGTCTATTAAGAATAGACTAGTGATTTTTGATGGCCATACATTTCATAGACATATTTACCAGACAGATGAAAAAGCCAGGGTGGCAACTAATATAAATATTATAGTATGACAAAACAAAACTCTTTACGAATTGTGAAGTTATCCGATGGTTCTGAATTGATAGGTAATATCAATCTAACAGATGAAGAATCACAATTCCTACGAATTACTGATCCACTAGAAATACTTTTAAACAGTAAAGCTATAGGTGTAGGTATGGTGGAAGACTTTACTTCGTTAAGACCTTGGATGCAATTTGCCAATGATAGTGTATTCTCTATACCAAAAGAAAGAATTATAACTATATGTAATGTGGCAGATGATATGAAATCTTATTATAGTGTCATAATAGAAAAAGTAAAACAAAGAGCTAAAATAAAAAAGACCCCTTTAACAGATGAAGATATTAAACGGGCTGCAGATTTGATTTCAGAAATGGGTCGTGAGGCTGACGATCTTATGCAAGAGGAGTTATCAGAGGAAGATTATAACACATACTTTCCAAGCAAGAAAACTTTACACTAATCTGAAGGGACCCACAAGGGTATTATAACAACGAAACCATATTATGTCAAGCAATAGTCCTAGTTTTATAGGAGAATATCAAATTTCAAAAAGTCTATGTGAAGAGATTATAGACTTCTATCACAATCAACCTTTTTATTCACCTCCTGGATTTGATTTTTATTCAAAACAAACTGGTAAAGTAGGAAACTCAATAAATAATGCTGTTAAACCTGAAGTAAAAAGCTCTACTGATATGGGCCTTGGCACTAATCTCATATATCAAGAAATCCCTAGCAGGGCAATTCCACATAGAAATATATTAATTAAATATTTACTAGAGTTAAATCCGTGTGTTGATGAATACTTAAAAGAATATCCAGACGCAGGTGAAAATCAATTTCAATTAGAAGAAAGTATTAATATACAACACTATGAGCCCGGTCAAGGGTTTATACAATATCATTGTGAACGATCAGGTCCTGAAAAACCAAATAACAATAGACATTTAGTTTTTATGACTTATTTAAATACTGTAAATGATGGTGGCGGTACTGAATTTAAATATCAGAATAAAATATACAAGGCTGAAGTAGGAAAAACTATTATATGGCCTACTGATTTTACACATACACATAGAGGTATAGCTTCAAATACAGAACATAAGTATATTATGACTGGATGGTATTCTTTTTGTCGTAATTTCTGGAAACCTAAACCTCTAGAGACAGATCAACTTATATTAGATTTAGGATTACCACCACTAGAAATTGAAATTATGGCTTGACCTTTATAGTTATCCATGTTATAATAGTGATATGTTTAAGAGAATAGTTAACATACTTTGGAAACAAAATCCAAAGACAGATATTACAAATTATCAAGAACCAGATCCAGATGAACTGTCTATTGATAACGCATACAAGACTAGGTGGATTTGGTACCATACATTTATGGCACTTGAATTATTAATTATAATTATGTTATTACTTGGAATCTTAATAACACTAGGAATTAAACTATGAAGAAGAAAAAAGTAACCCAACACTATGTAGATAATAAAAAGTTTCTTGAGGAGATGACTAAGTTTCGTACTAAAGTTATAAAGGCTAAAGACTCTAATAGAAAAAGACCAATGGTAACTAATTATATTGGTGAGTGCTTTCTAAAGATTGCTAATCATTTAGCTTATAGACCTAATTTTATTAACTATACATTCAGAGATGATATGATATCAGACGGCATAGAAAACTGTTTACAGTATATGGATAATTTTAATCCTGAAAAATCTAAGAATCCATTTGCTTATTTTACACAAATTATATACTATGCTTTTATAAGAAGAATACAAAAAGAAAAGAAACAAGTTTTAGTTAAACAAAAGATTATTCAAAACGCAGATACTGAATCGTTCTTAACACAATTAGACGGAGACGATACCCAATATAAAAATCAGATGATTGAATTTTTAAAAGCAAATCAAGGTAATGTGATTGAAGAACCTAAGACAAAGAAACAAAAGAAAAAAGAGAAACAGAAAAACTTAGAAAAGTTTATGTAATGAGTACACGACATAAAATATACTTATGTGGTTTAATTGCATTTATATTCTTTGTATATTCAGTACACACTAGTTTATGAAAATAGCACTACTTAATGATTCACACTTCGGTGCCCGAGGCGATAGTGAGGTCTTTGATGATTACATTCATAAGTTTATGGAAGATATATTTTTTCCATATCTTAAAGAACATAATATCACAACACTAATACACTTAGGCGATATCTTAGATAGACGAAAGTTTATCAATTTCAAGACAGCCCACAACTTTCGTAAAAAGTTTATGATGAAACTATGGGAAGAAAAGATTGATACACATATTATACTAGGTAATCACGATACATATTTTAGAAGTACAAACGAAGTCAATGGTCCTGAAGAACTATGTACTACACCAGATGGTAAACATGAGCCATGGATATACTCTAAGACAACTGAAGTCGAATTTGATGGTATGAAAGCATTGTTTATACCTTGGATCAATCCAGAAAATGAAACAGAAACATTTGATCTAGTGAATTCTACAAAGGCTGATATCGCATTTGGTCATCTAGATATTAATGGTTTTGAAATGCACGCTGGTATGGTTGAAGCACACGGTCACGATAAGTCTTTATTTTCTAAATTTGAAAAAGTTATGTCAGGACACTTTCATAAGAAATCAGACGATGGCAGAATATTTTATTTAGGCAGTCAGTATGAATTAACTTGGTCAGATTATAATGATCCTAAACATTTTCATATATGGGATACAGATACTAGAGAACTAACACCTATTAGAAATCCATATACAATTTATGATAAGTTATTTTATAATGATAGAGAAACAAACTATGATGAGTATGATATAACTCCTCATATAGATAAACATTTAAAACTTATTGTAGTTAATAAAACTAATCCTGAAATGTTAGATAGGCTACTTGATAGATTTTATAAAGTTAATATGCATGAATTAAAGATCATTGAGGATTATAGTGATCTAGACGCTGGTAATGTATCAGATGATATCATTGAAAGAAGTGAAGATACAATTACATTGGTTGATAATTTTGTTGAGGCATTACCAATAGATTTAGATAAAGATAGATTAAAAACTATTATAAGAGAATCATATGTAGAGGCAAGTGATAGTGATAGAAACTTTAAAACAGAGGTATAAGGTAATATATGCAGACCCACCCTGGTACTTTAAATCGTATTCTAAGAAAGGTGAAGGTAGAAATGCTACTCAACACTATAATTGTATGTCGATTGATGATATTTGTCGCATTGATATTTCTAGAGTTGCTGCTGATGACTGCGTTCTTCTTATGTGGGTTACTGATCCATGTTTATTGGATGCCTTTAAGGTTATTCAATCTTGGGGTTTCACTTATAAAACGGTAGGGTTCACCTGGATCAAGACAAACCAGAAGTCGTTAGGATATTTTACAGGTATGGGATACTGGACAAGATCAAATCCTGAAATGTGTTTACTCGCAACAAGGGGTAAACC